ACTTTTGTTGTGCTTTTTTACCAAAATCGTAACTAAATCATCCTTACTTGCACCATCATTTTTCTTGGAAAACAACTCTCTTTCTACCTTATCACCGAAGGATGTTTTTTTTTCTCCGTATCCTTGCTCAAGCAACCGCCTTGCTGCCATTTTAAAATCACCATCACATTCCAAAATAGCAAGCACAGCAGCCAATTTGTATCCTTTCTGCACTATGAATGGTGTATTTACACTAAACACGCTAAATAGTCCCAATGCCTTGTTCCATGATCCACTATGCTCTGCATTTGACCCTGGTCTTAAAAAAAAAATACGTTCAGAGTTCTCCTTTACCACCACCCACCCATTACGAGTCATTAGGTCAACAACATCACCTCGTCGGTTGTAGTCATCAAAAGGCGATACCCCATAATCTTTGGTTGATGGCCTCTGATGAGCCTCAATTATTGCTTCTTCAAAGATTTCATTAAAGGATCGCATAATCTCAAACAATACCTCGCGCTGATCAAGCGAGATGACATTAATCCCTTCTTGTTCAATTTCGTAGCCTTGTGTAGGCGGTGCAACCACATATCCTGCTTCTCCCCTTGTCTCAATAATGCAATAAGATTTGATGGAAGGGTTATTCTTACTTTCTTCCAATGTTGGTAGTCGCTGTGCAAGTTTTTGATTCTTTTCAATCGCCTCGCATTTATAGATGAGATGTTTGCCATTTGAACGAGTTTTAACGATGTGCAATTTATTGTACAAGTCTGGTGGGATTGCGCTTTGTATCGCCTCCCACAGGTCATAAGTCTCATACTTTGTATCAATGTCAATGACCTCAAGATTGCCACTAACCGCCCCACAAATAATAGCCACTCCTTTTGCCCTATTATCTGCCATTTGGCGGCTTAATTCTTCCTCCTTTATCATTTCCTCCTGGTAGACCTTCCAAGGGAAAATAGCCTGCTTATTTTCATTTACAGCGATAGTATTGATGCCGAGTTGTAAGTAGTTCATAATTATTGTAGTTTATAGCAAAAAACATCAACATCGCTAATGTCCCGCACCACTCGTGCAAAGACACCCATGCTATTTAGTTTCTCAATTATGTAGGTCTGCAATTCAGATACAACCCCTTTATCAGTTTTAACCTCTAAAAAGATTACTGACCCTTTCCGTATCGCCATCAAGTCACAAATCCCAGGTGTTGAGGTGCTTATTAACTTTGTCACAAACCACCCATTATCCTTGAGTCGCTTAACTATTTTTGTCTGAAGTGTTGATTCTTTCATATTGTTCAATTGTTTTAAATATTTGATAAACTACTTGTGGAACTATTGCATTTCCTCCTGCTTTGATTGACTCGTTTCGCCATTTAGAAAAGGTAATAGAGTCCAATCGGTCGGAAATCCCATCATTTCCATTACAAATTGGGGAGACAGTTGGGAAGTTTTGCCATTGGTTTCTGCGTTCCACATTGCTATGTCCATTTGTCTTTTCCCAATCCGATTGTCCCAATATTTTTCGCTGTGACCGTGTTTGACTATTTGTGCTGTTGGTGTTGGAAGCATTCCCCAAACCTTTAAATCCGTTAATGTTACTCCCGGTTTGTATTTGCTGTCTGCCTTCCGATTTTCCCAACTCGCTGATGGTGCTTCCATAACTTTTGGAGTAGGCAACAAACCAAATTCTATCCCTTCGGTGTGGTGCGTTGACGGATACAGCTGGAAGTACATACGGTTGTACTTCGTACCCTTCAGCTTCCAGGTCAGCTTGCACTTCGTGGAAAACCAACCCTCCTGACCAATTAACAAGTCCGAGAACGTTTTCGCCCACAACCCAACGTGGTTGAACCTCTTGAATGCAGCGGAGCATCTCAGGCCAGAGGTGTCTCTCATCTTCTTTACCAAGTCGCTTTCCTGCTGATGAGTATGGTTGACAAGGGAATCCTCCTGTGAGAATATCAATTCTGTTTGCATATTTTGTGAAGTATGTTTTAGTTATGTCAGTAAATTGTTCGGCTTGTGGCCAGTAGTGATGTAAAACTTTTTGACCAAATGTATTCCATTCACAATGAAATTTATTCTCCCATCCCATCCATTCAGCAGCCAGGTCAAACCCACCAATGCCTGAAAATAGTGATCCGTGGGTCATTTTATCTTAGTTTTATCAGGATTTGTGCCTTTGTCATTAAACTTAACGTATTCGTAGGATGGGTAGAACTCATCAAAAAGTTCTTCTGATGCCCAAATGCCTGCTTGCATTTCAAATAACCATTGACCATCTGCTATTTTCCATCTGACATTTTTCCTTGCTTGGTTACCATTTATGTACTCAGTAATTGAGTTAGTCTTTTTTTGATGCATATTGTTGTTTGTTTAAGTGTATAAAATGTGTGAGAGGCGATAAAAATAATGATAAAAACGTGAATTGATACAAAGAAAAAATAAAATACCATTAGGATATAAATTATTGTTTTCATATATTGTAGTCTTTTTTAAAGTGATAAGTTGTGTAGTCTTTCTTGTTCATCACAGCCTCATATATCTTGTCCTCAATGCCTCGTTTACTAAATATCCAATGAATATTTGCCTCTTTGATACGATCTTTCGTTTGTATTCTTGCCCTTGCTTGCCAATAACTTACTGCTGAAAAGTCGATATTTACGAATATTAGCGCATCTGCTGAAGATATATTGACCCCTTCGCGACCAGATTGTATCTGAGATATAAATATCAAATTGGTTGACTCATTAAAAACAGTCGCTTCATTTGTCAAGTTTTCTGACCCAAAAACATACCGTATTGCCATTTCTTCAGCTATAAACTTATAATATATGGCAATTTTTAACCCATTAAACTTTTCTTTAATGTATTCAACCTTTGAGTAATCAACAACCTTTGCCATCCTTTCCGGCTCATCAACAATCACAGTCCCACTATACACTTGGTGCAATTTTTGCAACAACTTAACTGCTGTATCACCAAGAATAACTTGCCCTTCTTTGTTGCGCACCACCTTATCAATCCTAAGCCTATTTGCAAGCGTATAGGTTGACTCAAGCATCTCAACGTGATGGATATGTTCGTTGACCATTGACTCAAAGCCTGCTTGCTCCTGCGTGAACGTGAGAAATAGATGCCCACACAACTCCATGACCATCTTTTTGTCAGCCAGGTCATAGTTGTTGAAGGACTGCCCATTTATCTTCATCTTCTTTACGTTCACAAATTGCGTTGCCCATTTGTAGAAGTTAGGATAAGCCTCAAATGGAGAGTAACTGCTCACCCAGAACTGATGATAAAGCTGAGAGAATGACTCAGGGTTGGGAGTACCACTAAGGTAGATGATAGGTTTACCAAAGCAGATACGTTTTAACTCTTTGGCCCTACCTGACGGAACAGGAAAAGCACTCAAACTATGCGCCTCATCAATGATGATCAAGTCAAATGACTCCTTTACGTTTCCAAGTTGCTCAAAGTTAATTACATAAATTCCAAGCTCAAACTTACTTGCACTAAATTGGTTTACAATATCAGAGATAGCTTTCTTCTTAGTTACAAATAAGACTGATTTAGCACCAAATTTATAAGCAGTTGCCATAGCAGTAAGAGTCTTGCCTGTTCTCACTTGCATCGCCAAATAAGCAATCTTGTACTTCTTCAGCAGTACAACAGCGTTATTACTTATCTCCTCCTGGTAGTCCCGTAATTCCAAGGTGCTTTTCATTGTAGTATTTTTGTGCGACACTTATTTTCCAATCTCCTGTGTGACCATCTTCATCAAGACCGTAGATGACTGCTGCTTGGATTTGGTCACGTTCCATCTGTAAATACTTTGCAAAGTCAACTTGCATACCATTTTGCACCAAGTCTTTCATCAATTCTGAGATAGCTGTGTTCATTTTGTATAGGTTTTGTTGTAGTATTCTATACCATTAATGTCATCAAGAGCATCCATAAATTGAGAATTATATTCTCCATGATTATGTGCATCTATTATTTGCTGTTTTTCCAATTCTATAAGTTCATTAATTAATTTCATTATAGTAGGAGCATGAACTTCTTTTGCTCCAAGGTCATGAGCAACATGAATATAACTATATAATTTTCTCATTGCTGTTTTCTGTGTCATAGTTCATTATTTAAGATGATTGTACATTCTTCGCATCCTTTCCCATCGCACTCTGGGCATACATCGTCAACTTCATCATTAACATTTCCCCAATCTTCTGGGTCATCTTGTGGTAGAATGATAGACCTAACATACCCCATCAATCTGAATTGCTCAACAGTTACTTTGAGGAGTTGGACTGCTTCGCCAGAGTAGATCATGGCATCAATTAACTCTCCAAGGAGTTTGTGTCTTTCGTAGGTGTTGAGGTCACCCCATTTAGGCAATTGCATTTCGGGCATAATGATTGTTTTTTAAGTGTGATTGTATATAAAGATTTGCAGCATCGGCATTTAATCCAAATCGGGTTCAATATCATGTTGCGTTTCATCTTCTTTGATAATGTTGCCATATTTTTCAAGTTGCCAGAGTTCGTAAGGCGATAATTCAGTATGTGCATTTTTTGCACCATCTGTTTCTTGTGCCATAGTATTTATTTTATAGTTATCTCAATTGTCTTTCCTCTAAGTATATCAGTAAGCAGTCCATCAAGTTCCTCACGTTGGTCAGGGTTTAGTAGTGCAAGCTTCTCAGTCAGCGAGTCATAGGAAAATGCATCAGATGCAATCTCCTTTCTCATCCCTTCTCGTACATCATCTCCGAAGTGAGGGTAAGTTACAACATCTCTAAGTATCCAATTTAGCTTTAACGAATAATTGGCAAATATTGTGGCCCCACGAGTGCCAGGTGCTGACCGAACAAAGTCCTTTGCATACTCATCAGCAAGCTTTAAGTGATGGATACAACTTACTACACTACTTCCCATTTATATCGTGCTTTAATCTTTGGAGATATAAAATTGCATCCATAAGTTCCTCTTGCAAATGGTTGACCCATTCCTCTGCTGACAAGTCATCTCGTTCAAGTGTTGTGCCATACTTTTTGATTCCAAGTTGTGACCTTTTCTCAAACTTATCCTTGATCTCTTGAACTATTTTATCCTTCATTCTTCTGATATGTAATTTGATAAGATGTGCGCTTTGGCTTGATGTCCTCGTTGATTGACTTCCAAAGTTCAAATGTTGTTTGGAATGTTCTCCAATCTTGTGCTGACTCATCAAGTGTTCTGGTGAGTAGTTGCCAACCAATGCCTTGGACT